TCATAGAAAATATATGTCGGCATCATTATTCTCTTTTATTTATAGTTTTCATTTTTCATCATTATTCTTGTATAATGTAGTTAACTACATTATATTTTTGGTTGCCTTCATCAAAGCTAACATCTTTATGATCAGTTTTACTATTTTTAGACACGCGCCTAGTGCTATTGAAGAAAGCGTTGAATTCAGTATTCAAAGCTTCTTCTGCTGCTTTTCGAGCTTTAATAGCCTCTTCGATAGTATCAAAATATATTCCACCAGTTGAATTACGCAACCATATGTTTTTTCTATTATGCATTATACACGCACGATATTTTTGGTTGCCTTTATCAACGAAAACACCTTTATGACCAGTTTTATTATTTTTATTTACGCGTCTATTTTGTTGATTTTGTTGATGTGTACAAGCTCTTAAGTTATCGGATCTATTATCAAGTCCATCACCGTTTTTATGATCTATAATTTGATCTTGTCGTAAACTATAGTCATTCATCATATGATAAATAATTCGATGTACAGGATAATGCTGTCCTTGAAGAAAAATTTTCCTATATTGTCGACCATTAGGATAAGTATATATGTATCCTGCTTCGGTGCCTGCTTTTCGATTACCTTGGTTTATCTTCCAATACAACGTTCCAGTCTTTGGATCATAGTGAAACAATTTCTCCAATACTTCTTTTGGTGGCATTGGGTTTATAAACATAGTCATTTCATTTCTCCGTTTTTATCAAATCTTATACCAATTAGGTACATCTCTTTTTTTCCATTGCGCAAAAGAAGATTTAACCATTTTGTAATAGTTTCGATATGACTCCACCGCATTTCCTTGAATGATACATTCTGGATAATTTTTCATTGCAATCGCATATGGAGTAAATCCAATATTTGAAATGTTTTTAGGAAGATTTTTTAGCATAACACCAATGTTGTTCTTAAAAAAAGATGCATGTTGTTTACCATATCTATAAGTATATTCATCAGAAATGGCTTTATAATGATCATAATGCCACATATAATTGGATGCAGACCGCATAGTCCACAATGTACATGGATGATGCGAATGCACTACTTTCATTAAACTTTGTTCTCTTTCATCTGATAATTCTGGAGCACCATCAAGCAAACGATGCGCAGTTGATAACATTTGAGCAGACTCTGTCACCATTTTTACAACATGTTTATCACAAAGCATGTTAGCTGCTGCAACAGGATTTTCATCTAATATAAAAATATTCATTGTTCCACATTACAAAAAGTTTAATAAAACAGAAAAAGTTATTCACCATTATACGTGTTATACGTATTTGATCCACTATAAATTTCATATTGGCCTTTATTGTTTTTAATCATACGAATAATTTTAGCTTCAGTAAGTCTATCAACTGTATTATTGACTGCATCTCTAATTATAATATTACGCATTGATCGATAACCAGTGTACGCACTTATACCAACAAGAGTAATTAAACCTAAAATTATAGTTAAATCAGTCATATTAAAATTACCACGCCTTGCAACTCCAATATCTTGCCTTTGTTTTTGGCTTGGGCACACTTGGGTCATCACAGCCATGTCGCGCACGAAAAGACTTACGACGATCTTTAATATGTTTTTTAATTGTCATATTTTTATCACCAAAATTGACTTTAACAACATTACCCTGTTTATTTTTGACAAATACTTTAGACTTCTTAACATCACCAGGCATCGGTTTATTTAAGACAACTTCTTTTCCTTGATATTTTGCTTCAATTAACCACTCTTTAAAACTTAACATTTGGATATCCTTGAATACAATTCATTAAAATCTATAAATGAGCAATTGTCTGCAACCGGCTTGTATACACCATTATTTAGTATATCACGTGGATAACAAAAAGTAAAGTTTATATTAGGATTGTTTTCTATAATCCACCCAATATATTTCATTCTATTTCTTGTATCTCTAAGCGTTACTTTAGTTTCATCTTTATAACAAGAAGTATTATTATAAATGTTATCAAGAGCCATATTTTTATTTATAATAAGAAAATCAAAGCCAAAAATGTATAATTGAGTAAAATCACGTTTAATAGCTTCTAAAATAGCATTAGTCCCAGCGTTTGATCTAGGTCTTACCGCATCCCAGTCCTCTGACATTGAGTTGCCCCAATGAACTTCAACGGGTTCCCATTTTTCATCTTCTGGAGGATCTATAAATCGTTCCAAAGGAAACGTAGAAGTTTTAATTTCTTCTGTAATTGCTTTGTCTATAGCAACAAGATAGTCTGGTAAAATAAAATCACTATCAATAAAGTCTCTGTAAAGAGCATTGCAGCCAAAAACAATACCTTTATTTTTTAAATCAATTAAATTTATACCTATACGAGACGTACCATTACCTATTATGTGCGCTATCTTTTTTACGTTTGTCATTATACTTATCATATGAATCGTATGAATCTAAACTCAAATTTACTTCTTTTGATGCCCTGCGGAACTTGTTTTTACTACGTCTTTTTTTCATAGAATTAAAATCATAATCATCGTAATTATCTGAATCAGGATACTGTTTTTCCCTACGAAATGTTTTACTCATAACTATAGTTTCTCCTTTAATTTCCATGAAGACGCAAGCGATGGCCATGCCTCTTCTAGTAATTTACGTGTAATACCTTTATATGGCATTTTTTTGTCTTTAATTGCAAGTACTAATATAGCATCATCTGGATCAAGAGATTCTAAAAATTGAATGAATTGTATTTCTCTTTGAAGTTTTTTCATTGTTGGATATGGACCATTTTTAAGAAAAACACCAAACTTTCTCAAGTTAGCATATAAAGTTGCTTGGTGATCAGCCGCTTTCGGCTGAGGCTTATATGCAGGAGCACCTTCGGGCAAATCAAATACAATATTTGGATTAAAACATATATCAATAATGTTTTCAAGAACAATATTATGGTCTCTTCGAAGAGCAATAATTTTCTCCTCCTTTGTTTTTAATTTCGATATTCTATTTAGAATTTCTGCGATTCCTTCTTTCATATTAAAATTCCTATTCTATGTTGACTTTATTAAGTTTTGAAAAAAAATATTTATTCATAAGTTGTTAAGCTCGAATCGCCTAGTCTCCATTTAGAGTTTGTGCGATCACTCAAAGGACCTTCAACTATGTATGTTTTAGTACAGACTTTCAAATCTGGAACTAACATTTCTTTAGGATTGCTAGAAGAATCAAAAAACAAACAACGATTATTAGGCTGTGCTGCGTATTGCCCGTTGTCTAGTTCTATAAAATTAAAGCTTTTATGCTCTTGAGGCACTTCTGCATAAGTAGTGTCTATAATATTAAAATCGGGTGCAGCATGATCAACTGTAAACAAATATCTACCTGAGTATATTTGTTTGTCTTTGGAGAGAAATTGGCAGCTAATATTACGTAAGAAGGTCTTTTGAAGGACGGTAAAATCATAAGCAAAACAGTCCCAAATTTGCAGTGTATCTAAAGGCAAAAAGGATTCTGGTAAATTATTTGTTCTACTAACAAAAGCATGTAATGGAAGCTTGTCATACAAGGCACCATAACGTGGAAGATATGCTTCTATTCTAAAAGCTTGACTACGTATGCTTTTTAGTGTAATCCAAATACAATATTCATATTCACCATAACCTCGCTCGAAATCATATAAAAATTCTTTTCGAACATAACTCTGAATTGGTGGCAAATTGGCGATTAAAAAACTCATTTTTTTTATTCTTTCTTTATTTTAAATTGTATTAAAATTCATGTATTGATTCCATTAAATTTTTAAGTTTCTTTTGAATAAAATAGTTAAGTAAATTACTACGATTATTGATAATCGCATTATCATACAAGTCTAATGTTTGTTCTTTAATATTATTTGGAATAAAATCAAAATCAACGAGTTGTTGATTTCTCTTATATCCTCTTAGCATATCATCAGTACAAAATGTTTCTGGTTCTTTTCCATTCCACGTTTCTAATTTTTTTGTTGTGATGGGCTTTTGTCTTTTGTCAGAAACAAATACATCATCGTCAGACAAGAAATTAGGCACGCCGTCGCCAACATCACCTTTCATAATGTGTTCTTGAATAAAACGCGCGGGATTTGAACATATAATAAATTTTCTCTGAAGGGGACTATATTGTTCTACATTAGCATATTTCTGTAATTGTACAAAGTCCTTATCAGAGGATAAGATAAGAATAGGCATACTGTTACCAGCATTGATGCCAAGCTCTCCATAACGATGGCATATTGATGCGATGATATCATCTGCTTCAGCATGAGGTATTTGAAGAACTTTATACGGAAAATACGTGCGTAACTCTTCACGAATATTATTAAGAATATTAAAAATTAAGTTCCAATCTAGCTTCGAAGTTTCACGATTTTTTCTTCTATTATATTTGTAGTAAGGAAATATATCACGACGCCAATAATTTTTATCGTCACAACAAATGACAAGTTCGCCATATTTTTGGCCAAACTTTATACGATACATACGCATTGAATTAAGTATCGTGTGACGAATAATACCTTCATCGATAACAATAGAATTGTTATTAATTTGTACCATTAAATTAGAAATGCAAATCTGATTAAAATCAACAAGTATCATATCTATTCTCAAATTTTAATTATAATGCATTAATCATATTCAAATGTCAATAAATTTTTATGCTATATTATCATCAGGAGATGTAGTATCATTTTCTTCTATTTTTCTTAACTCAGAAATAAAATGATCGATTGGCCCTTTAAGAGGATGGGTCATGTCAAGACTTTGATACAAAGTTGATTTAAGGCTTTCAACAGTAAATGTGAAATTTTTGATAAAATTAACATCATCTATTTTAAATCCATGTAATGCAAGCTTATTGATAAGCTGCGTAGAATAATGCGCTACAAGATGATTGATGTAAGTTTTTTTGTTTTGAATAAAGTATTCGAGTAATTGTTCTCTAGTTTGTGGATGAATATTTCCATTCACAGGAAACTGTAATACGTTATTTGATTCAAATTTTTTCATTTGATTACCTTAAGCAAAATAATATCTTTATTGATCCTGCCATTTGGAGCACATTCTTTACTATTTATTTCATTCATAAGTTTTCTCAAAATAATTTTTCCACCAGAAAGAATGGTTGCAAGCGTTTTTTCTGGCTTTCGTACAGTCTTACTTATTGAATTGTCTTTATCCCAACCCGTCAATGTGGTGCCTTTAAATGAAAATCCAGTTGATCCAAGGGCATCATATCGAATGAGTTTACGATATTTTACATTAAAAGCCCACAATTGATTGGCGCCTAATATATCTGCTGGATTTACACTAACAATTTTATACTCCTTGGACTCTTTGAGATATTTAAGATGCGATAACTGCTTTTCAATAGAAATAGGCTTCTTTTTTCGAGCCTTACGAACTGTTTTTTGATTTTTACTCCATGTGCCACTATCATGCACAATATTTTCAAGAAATTCGATATAGTTATTAAGTTGAGCCGGAGTAAGATTTGAATAAGCTTCAACTAACTGACTATCAGTCTTTTTCCGCGTATCGTTCATTTCTTGTAAAATTAATTGATAATAGCGATGAATAGCGATAGCGTGCTGAGGTTTTACATTGTTTGTCTGTAACCATGTATACATATTAAATTTAGAAATATTTTTATAATTATTTAAATAGAATGTATCCAATTCAGTTTCCATTTCACTTATATATTCGTTAGTTTTTTCACGAATTCTATCTTGAATGGAAACTACATTTTCGTTATCTTTTATTGTAACTTCTTTATTAATCGACTTGCCGAGTTTTACATATTCGTCAAGTTTTTCATTCATTTTTTCCAATACTTTTTCAGGCAGTTTGCATCCCATGAAAATCATGCGCGCATTATAACACGTCACACAATCTATCTTATAAGAGTTAATCTTTTTTAGAAATGCAACTTCTTTTTTATCTCTATTTTCAGGATAATTATCAAAAAGAAGATTGGATGCTGTCTTTTTACCGTATGTATAATTATACCAATTGTACGCTTTATCAAGTTGAATACTTGATGCAACTTCGTCAGTCCATGTCGGCTCAAATCCTAGGTATTTTTCCTCAAGAGAAGCCGAAACTTTCCTTCTCACAATAAACTCCTATCTCTATCTGTAATTAAAGAATTAATCATACTCTTATTTTAAAAAATAGTCAATCATTATTTTTATATTTTTTTTATTAACAAAATCAATCACTTACGATCATTTGAAATTAATGTTTTAAGAAATACTTCCCATTCAGGAATTCTACTATCCCACGAATAAAAATTATCTGAATATATCTTTTGAAATTTAAGTTTTGACATATGATTGTCTTCCCAATAATTGTCTATAACAACATCTAATATTCGTGCAAAGCGATTTGCATGAATATTAACATCTTCATGAAATTGATACATTACAGCAAAATTGGCGCAAGTTTCTGCAAGTGCAGCATGATTAGGACAAATAACACAACACTTAGCGCTCATTGCTTCCATCATTGAAATACACGAAGTTTCTGGCCAAATATTTGGATATGCAAAAATATGAGCATTTTTCAAAGCTTCTCTAATTTTATCATTAGATACCACTCCGTGATATGTAATGCCGGGATGATCATTGCAACGATCAAATACTTTTTGATATGGCTCATCTCGATGTGGCCAGCCATAAATTTTGAACGAAGAATAAACATCTAAATGGATTTTGTCTTTATGTTTTTCATAAAGAGCTTCAAATGCTGGAACAAGAAGCTCTAAGCCACGATGTGGAGTAGTATGATAAATTAAACGTAAAGGACCTTCACGATTTTTTTCATGATCTTCAATAGGATCAATTGCATTATGTAATACCATACTTTCTTTGTAAGGAATAGAATGAACGAGATGATACGTTTGAAATTGATAATTAGAAACAAAAACAAGTTTACTAAATCTTTTTCTCTTTTCTTCTTCGCGAAGATGTTGCACTTCAGGATCATTCCAAGTATCGTGCAACACAAGAATGTTTTTCTTTTCTTCACTTATATTGCGCACGCGAGAATGGATAATATTAAAATGTTTTAATATATTAGGATCGATACGCTTTAGAAGATTCTCGCGTATCATTTCAGTTCCGCCTAACGCGCCAATTACATTTCCATTTTCGTCTATATTATCTTTAAATTTATCATCTTCATTCAAACCAGTAATAACAAATTTCATTAAATTTATTCCTCTGTCTGTGTGTTTTCATTGCCTTGAGGAGAATGAGAACGAATAAGTAAATATCCTCCAAATTCTCCCCATAAATCTTTGGCGTTAATGCGAATGAATTTTTTATTTTTTTCATTTTCATTTGGATTTTCAATAGTAAGTACAACATTTTTTCGAGCCTTCCAAGCGCGTTGCTGATTAATCAAGCGCAGGGCACTGTTTGCTCGATACTCTTTTTTATGAGCTTTTTTTGACCAAAGAGACATACTTTTATGTTCGCCCTTTGATTCTAAATGTTTACGTTGTTTCTTTTTTGACATCTTTTACCCTCAAATAATCTTTCATTAATATTTTTTTATTTTTAAAAAGTGAATTATAAGTGCAGCAAATCCAAAACTTCCTAAAAATGAAAGAAATAACAAAATTGCTGCAATTAAAAATTTATCATCACGACCATCAGCAAACGCATCGGTCATATAAATCATAGAAAAATTTATAAGTGCTGTTGAAAATAAAATTCCACCAATCGCAAGACAAACTGATACAAAGTATTTGTAAAATGTTTTTAATTTAATTTTCATATTAATTGAATATAATTCTCTAATTTGATCTATATTGTATAAAGTAATCCACCAGCTTCAACATATGTTCTCATTTGAAGTTTGTATCCTGTTGTTTGACCCATTGCATCAAATCTATATCTGAATTGTATTAGTCTATATTTTTTATCATTATAATCAGATGATTTTTTATATATGATTATGGTAGGATCTTCTAAATTCTCTAAGTAAAGAGCATCAAATGAAGTATTAGTAACTGCTGATATAAATCTTGGACCAAAATCTTGTTGTTTAAATCCACCACCTTTTGTAAAACTTACTAGTTCTAATCCACTTTCATTTCGTGTTGCTTTTGTTTTACAATATTCTGCTAATCTTTTTTTAAAGTTTTTATCCTGAAGTTTTGTTTTTAATTTTGGTGTTACATGTTCCTTAAACATTTTTTTCACCGTCTTTTTCAAAGCACGAACCTCTGCGGAATTCCCAGCAGTTGTTCTATCTCTGTATCTTTTATCCAAGAGAGTTTGTTCTGAACCACCAATTGCTTTCAAGAACTTATCTTCATAACTTTTTGTTTCAATGCCTAATGGTTCAAATATCTTTCCAAATTGTTTAAACTCAAGACCAACTGCTTGAGCAAATTGACCTACATCATACTTTAATGAAATTTGAGTGGATGTTCTAGGCCTTCTAACTCCCGCAGCGGTATATAAATCCAATCTAATATCAACTTTTGTTCCTTTTTGATCTTTAGTTCCTTCACTAGCGATAACAATTTTATCCTCCTGCAAATTAAACTCAGTAAAAATAGCTTTCTTTCTGATATTACTGTCAGAATTTACTTTTGCAACGGAAGAGAGAAATAAATCATTAATTCCAGGCCAAGTTTTATCATTAGAAATGTATCTTGCACTTGGTTCTGGAATAGCTGCTGTAACCTCAATTTTATCAGTAATTTGAGACTTTATTTTTGATTTTCTATCAGTATCTTTTACACTAAAACTTGCTTTAAAATCAAAATCATTACCTCCGATTTTAACCATTTTAGTCAAAACTTTTTTTACGTCACCGACTGTTACCTGAGGTAAATTACCTAACGAAATTGGAGCTCCTTTTGTCATTCTTTTTAAATCAGCAGCTTCCAATCTTTTTTTAAATCTAGCAGCTATGGCAGCCGCTAAAATAATTTCCGATACATCTCCCATATTTGGTGTATTTGATTCTTTAGCCATTGTGTATAGTAATGCCTTACAAGATTTTAGCTGATGTTGATTTCATCAGAATATTTATATCTTTTATTTATGTTACTCTCCAATCATTAAAAAATTATAATTACACATTATTACGCCTCATTCTAGATATGTCTATAGCATCTTTCTTACTGCGAATAGGAACAGCATTGCTCTTATGCATTTGTGCAATTCCTATGATTTCTGTTCCTGTATATATCATAGGCTCTTTTTTACTCATTGAAGAGTTATAGGAATTTGCTATTAAAGAACGGTCTGGGATGGAAGATTCGAACTTCCGACAACCTGCTTCCGGAGCAGATGCTCTACCAGACTGAGCTAATCCCAGATATTTGGTAGGCGCCAAAGGATTCGAACCTTTTCGAGAACGGTTATCTGCCGCTGAAAGGTTTATAAGACCTCCCTGTGTGCCAACACCGACGCCCATTTGATCATCACCGACGCTCGTTTGAGCACCACCGGTGCCCATTTGAGCACCACCTATGCTCATGTTTTTGGTGATCCCGATACGATTCGAACGTATGACATTCAGATTAGAAATCTGATGCTCTAATCCAACTGAGCTACGGGACCTTATACCAATTTTTTTCAAAAACTTTTCGTGTTGTCTTTCTGCTTCAAGCAATCTTTTCGTTTTTGGTCTATTTCTTTTCATCTTTTTTTCGTTATATTCAATTTCAATCTGTTGTAGGGATGCCGCTATTGGTGATCGACATGAGCGTGCTCGAGGTCTTCCACCAAGGCTTCAAGATATTCATGACAATTAACCCACTCATACAAAATACCAAGTTCAACATTATCTATTGCTTCGCTGAACCTAGGATTCTTTATCATTCTTTCGTATTCTAAATTAACTGGTCTCATTTGTCAATAACATAATTAAATATTTTTATCATCTTTTTTACATAAGTCGGCCGCTGATCCATATACAATCCGACCATCAACCATGGTAAGCAAATTGCGACCTTTGACTTTACGTTCATCAAACGGTGAGTTTTTCGACTTACTAACAAACTTTTTAGCATCGATGGTCCAGCAAGCGTTTGGATCAAATACGATTAAATCAGCTGGCGCACCTCGCTTAAGACGCCCCTGTGGCAGCTTCATCAGATTGGCTGGTCGCTGAGTCATTAGCGCAATCAGAGCCATAATGCTTATCTTGCCTGCATGATAAAGTTCAAGCGATATAGGCAACATTGTCTCAAGGCCAACTACGCCATTGGCTGCACGCTCCATTGGCACTCTTTTAGATTCCTGATCGTGTGGTGCGTGATCAGTGGCGATTGCATCAATCGTACCATCTATTAGACCTTCAATTACCGCAAGTCGATTCGCTTCGCTACGAAGTGGCGGTGACATCTTGGCGAATGTACGGTAGTCACCTACCGCACTGTCATTCAACGCAAAATGATGCGGTGTAGCTTCACAAGTGACAGATAGGCCGCGGCGCTTCGCTTGACGTACAGCATCGATTGCTTGTGCGGTTGAGATATGGGCAACATGATAGCGTCCACCAGTCAATTCTACCAGTCGAATATCTCGCTCGACGATTACAAGTTCCGAAACATCGGGTATGCCCGGTAGGCCAAGTCGCGTTGCTACTTCGCCTTCGGCCATGCAGCCGCAGCCCGTAAGCGACATGTCCTCCGCGTGCTGGCTCACCATCATGTCGAAGGCACGCGAATAGGTGAGCGCGCGGCGCATGACGAGGCTGTCGGCCACGGGGCGACCGTCATCGGTGAAGGCTATCGCGCCGGCCTCTGCCAGCATACCCATTTCAGTTATTTCTTTACCAGCAAGATCACGAGTTATCGCGGCAAAAGGATAAACCTTGACATGGCCAGTCTCACGAGCCCGACGATGAATAAATTCAATCAATGCAACATTATCAATCGTCGGATTTGTATTAGGCATACAAGCGACGGTAGTGACACCACCAACCGCCGCCGAGTAGCTACCACTTGCAATAGTTTCTTTGTGTTCATGTCCAGGCTCACGAAGATGGACATGCATATCAATTAATCCTGGGCAAAGTATATGACCACCGCAATTAATTATATCAATGTCGCCTTCGTTTAAACTCCATCTCCAAAGCCGTGGACCAAAATCAACAATTGTTTTACCAGATGTCACGAGTGCGCCAAAAGTGTCTAGACCACTTTCTGGATCGATTATACGTGCATTTACAAAGGCGGTGCGACGCGGTGCTGAGCGGTCGGGTGTTGGTATCATCAACATGGACCTATTTGATCAGCAGTTTTTGTTGGCAACACTTTAGAATTGTCATTTAATACATTTGACTCAAACGATGAAAAGGCTGATCGATTGCGTGCCAATGCATAAATACATGCTTGACGTACAGCGACACCAAGTTCGACTTGATCAAGAATTACACTTCGTGTAATATCATCAGCTATGGTTGAATCGATTTCGACACCTCGGTTCATTGGACCCGGGTGCATGATCAGCGCGTCGGGCTTGGCGAAGGCAAGCTTTTCTTTATCGAGGCCATAAAGGTGGAAATACTCGCGCGTTGAGGGCACGAAGGTGCCTTGCATTCGTTCCTGCTGAAGTCGAAGCATCATGACGACATCTACGTCCTTCAGACCCTTACGCATGTCGTGGAACACCTCGACGCCGAAGGTCTCGACCGCGGTCGGCAGGAGCGTCGGCGGCGCGATCAGGCGCACGCGCGCGCCGAGCTTGTTGAACAGGTGAATGTTCGAGCGCGCGACCCGGCTGTGCAGGATGTCGCCGCAGATCGCAATCGTAAGACCGTTAATTTGGCCTCGCCTTTTTTGAATTGTAAGAGCATCGATCAGCGCCTGTGTCGGATGTTCATGACCACCGTCGCCCGCATTGATCACCGCGCAGTTAACATGACGTGCAAGTAAATTGACTGCGCCGGCTTCCGGGTGTCTGACCACTAATACGTCCGGGTGCATAGCATTCAAAGTCATCGCAGTATCGATGAGCGTTTCACCCTTCTTGATCGCGCTGGTCGCGACCGAAATGTTGACCGTGTCGGCGCCGAGCCGCTTGCCCGCCAACTCGAATGACGTGCGCGTGCGCGTCGAGGTCTCGAAAAAGAGGAGGATCAGGCTATATCCTTTAAGTGTACGCCGCGTCATGACGCGGCTCATGCGGCGGCTGAGAGTAAAAGATGGAGATTTGCTTGTTGGTATCGATCTAATTTGCCGATTAAGCCGCGCAATTTCGCGCTCATGGACCATAGCATGATAATTTGATAAATTGAGCAGATGATTAATCTGCGGTGCAGTCAGCGTCTCGATACTGAGAAGATGCTGATGCGGAAATATCAAAAAATCATTATGAGAATTATCAACTAATTCATATTTTGTCATGTGCTTTTCTAAATTAGCCCGCGCTTATTTTTAAACACTGTATCCAAATTTAAGAGCCTTTTTTGCATAATCCTGAAAAGAATCACCATGATGAACTTTCCAACAATTCATAATTTGCCATAAGTGGATCATCTCATGACAAAGGACATCCTCAAATTGTTTCTTTGATTCAAATTTATCAGTAAGACCAAGAATAATTTTTCCATTTTCGTCCTCGATACAAAAACCGACCTCTGTATCAAGAGGATCAATTTCTAATTCTAAATCGTCGATATCAAGAATGCCACGAAATAACTGGCTACTAATTTTAGCAAATGAAGTTTTTGTTTTGCTGACGGTAGTCGTATAGCTATTCATTACTCGGCTCCATTTTTAGACTGGTCCACATTGTCTAATGTGGGCAAGGCATCATTATCAATCCAATTTTTTAGTGCTCGAATAGCCCACGGTGCGACAACAGATTGATCAGATTTGATCAAACTGAAGTCACCATTGTGACAATCGTCAACCACTCTTTTTGAAATATTTTGACCCTCTTTAATAACATCATACATAACGGTCGCGAGGGCCATTTTTGGTACTACCCTAGCAACCTTCTTTATGGCATCCTCTGACGAAACGCCATACCATAACGCATGCCACGCCAAATTAGAACGCAACAAACGAATTAGTTCTTCCTCAACGGGTGTAAGGAAGTTAATCCGTTGCGATTGCGATGACCATTGCATCGGTTCGTGGAAAGGCGAGCAGCAATCTTCAGCGTTTTGTGATTTATTTTCGATCATAGTTGGTAACAATGTGCGCTCCTGTTGTCAGGCGCCGAGGGCGTCAAGATAGCCTTCAATGAAGGCTACGACGGGCAGCGGTCTCGGGCGGGCGTAGACCTCCTTGATAGTGATTCCGTAGGCCTCAGCGGCCGATGGGATGGCGCCCATAAACCGGTCCTTATTGTACTGCTGTTCCTGGGCGACAACGCGACCCCGCAGGTAGTGGGCTTCCAGGTCGCGATCCTTGAGATCCATAATCCGCATTTTGTGCGCTCCTGTTATTGAGTGTCCATTCATTCTAAAACAAAGTATACTCTTTATTTTTTATTTTGTAAAGAATTATTTTTATCAATAAAATCAATCACTTAGCAATTCCCAAGTCGTAAGTCATTGATTTTATTAAGTAATTTATTTTTATCAATAAAATCAATCACTTAGCAATTCCCAAGTCGTAAGTCATTGATTTTATTAAGTAATTTATTTTTATCAATAAAATCAATCACTTAGCGAAATCCGTCGGAAACGTTGTCGTCAGATATCGCATTCACTGTGGTCTCGGCCGAGCGCTGTAGTGGTATACCCAGGCCTGGGTAGGCGGTGGATAAACAACTCAATCTTTCATAATTAATGGTAATCGCTTCCGGGTCTAGTAGACGATTAATTATAGTGCAAAAATTGGCATAATTCTTTCTCCAGGATATACTTTTTTCTATCCCAGGATTAGGAAAATATATATAAACATAAATTTTTTTAGGCCAACCTATCACTGAACCACTTTCATCATATTTAAACAAAGTTTTTGTGATCTGTTTAAATATATCATCGCCGGCAGAAACTTTAAATACAGTTTCTCCAAACGTATCTTCTCTATGCTTTTTCGCTTTTTCAAAAAATCTGTATAAGTCATCATTTGCCTTTAGACCATCATCACTAAAATCTAAGATATTTACTCCTAATGCAAGTTGTGCATTTTCTTCATGTATTTTTTTCGCTCTTTTAGTAATTTCTCCTTTTGATGCTGCACTTGTAAATCCCAATATATTAAGATGATTCTGGATCAGCGGATGATTGTATATAGGACAATCGTTTTTATATAGATTAAATTCTTTTATGTAATTAACTACCCAATTTGCTGCATCATCATAACTAGTTGGTTCCCTTACCTTTTCGGGTTGTGGATTTAAATTCATTCCAAAACTTTGCAATTCAGAATCAGACAACATATGCCAATCACTATGAGGTATTTCTATAGCATATAATCCATCATGAGTTTTAATTTTCTTTACGGCCGCCACACTATGATTTCCGTTAATAATTATAGGTGCAGTATTATCATCTTTTGGATCTTTTGGCATCAATATATGAATAGGATCTATATTTTTTGGATTACTAATTGCAGTAAATAAATCTCTTAATTTAGCAACATGTTCTTTGACATATTGTTCTCTTCTGACTTGAATATGTTTCATGTCAACTAATTGCTGTGTTTTATAAAACTTGCTAGAATATTTGTTATGTTTTATATTATTCATCATGTTTTGTATATGTTGAAGATTGTTTTGACATTGATTTAAGTTTTTGGAAGGGACAAGGTTTTTTCCACCACCATTGGATTTATTAAAATATTCCGGATTATGTTTTGCATCTACTTCTTTCAAATAACGATGTTCCAAAGTACAAGCATCTTTGCTGCTTCTACAAAAATCTAATATTTTATATGTTATTTTAACATCTTCTCTTGCAAGGATTTTAATTACTTCATCCGATGAACAAATATATTTTTGGGAGTAAACATCATTTATGGTTCCTTTATGCCAACCAACGTAAAATTTCTGAATTTCATCTTTTCCAATGTAAGAAATACATATTTTATAAACAAAGGCATTATAGTTTTCTTTTTCTTGTTTATTATCATATACAACCGTTAATTTATCATTTATTTTTACTTCTTCGTATTTTTCATCAAATAAATCTACTACATTGGAATTATTCATATTAATATTCTCAATTTCATTCACATTAATCTCCTTAGTTTTATTCATATTAATCTCCTTAGTTTTATTCATATTAATCTCCTTAATTAAACTCACATTCTACCATTATTTCAGTCAAACAAGCGACTAAATTAATTTCCTGATCTGCAACAAATGCGGCTTGATATTGATATTTCGCCAACACGACGACGGCAACAGGAATACTTGTGGGCTTTAAATATTCACCAAATCCATCAAATATTCTTCTGTAAATCTTTGAATGATCTGTGTCACTATTGTTTGCTACCCATTTCCTGACAGAAGAAAAATCTTTTTTCTTTAATATAATCATCAAATCTTTTATGATTCAACTAGGCCCAATGAATTATTTCGCGTATTTCCATAATGGTATATGGTTAGTTCATTTTTGTCAATAGATTTTATCTGTCTCCAAGGATCAATGATAATGGAACCTTTAACGAAAAGATAATTATTAAAATAAACTGGCCAACCAAGAAAATACACTTTCGGACTTGTGGTATCTAAAACTTCTTGATCATAAT